CAACAACCGTAAGAGTTCCATGCACCTTGAACTATTCCGTAGTGAGCTGCAAGACCAATTGAAACGAGCAAGCGAGAACTCAGCTAACTACCGAATGGCCAAGAAGTACGGGCAGGTGGTGGAGACGCCAAAACCGATAGTCTTTTACTTTGAAAATTATTCCAGCCCACGCATTGCAGATTGAAAAGTAATTTGTATGTTTACACCGTTATCAGTTATTGCAGGACTGTAAACTTTTTAAAACATTTGAGCCTTTTGGGGACGCGCTGCAATCGCTGAACCAAGAGGCTTTTTTTATTACAAAAAAATGGACAATCTACAATGGTTTAAATTTAGCCCAGCGGATTGGATGATGGGAAGAATACAACGCCAAAGCCCACAAGTCCAAGTTGACTTTTTAAGGCTGTGTTGTCAGTACTGGAAGAACGAGGGAGACTTAAGCTGTGAAGATGCTCAGCTAGAAGCTATGGATAGTTACGAAGCCCTAGTAAAGTACAAAATAATCAAGGTTGAAAACAACAGTATAACTATTGACTTTCTTGATGCTCAACTAGACAACGTAGAAGACAGGAGATTGAAAGCAAGTAATGCTGGAAAGCTATCAGCTAAGTCTAGGAAACGTAAAGCAGATGCTGAAAAGCGTTTAACGGAATCCAACGACCGCTCAACGACCGTTAAACAACCGATGAGCAAGGGTGCAACGGAATCCAACAGAGTAGAGGAGAGTAGAGTAGAGAAGAGTAGAGAAGAACAACAAACAAAGGGGGGTGTTTCTTTTTTTGATGATGAGCTAGATGCACCAATAGAAACAGAGTTTGATTTATTTTGGAAGGCTTACGGTAAAAACGTAGGGTTAAAACAAGCTATGAATGAGTGGGCTAATATTGAAAAGCCTGAATACATTAAGATACTAATGAACGTCCCGTTATACGTGGCTTCAAAAACCCTTAAGTTTAGAAAAGACCCAGCAAATTATCTGAGTCAAAGAACTTGGAACGATGAAATAATAACAGAAGAAGCACCTAAGAAATTAAAACCATTTGGGGGGAGAGTAGTATCATGAACACATTTATCAAATGGGAGACCATACAAATCAACAAAGCATCGGGCAACGCAAAGGTTAAATGTCCTAACTGCATCGAAAGGCGTACAAACAAAGCCGACCGTTCGCTTTACATCAACATTGATGGCGGATTCGGCAAATGTTTCTACTGCCATGCATTAGCGTTTAAGGAGTCTAACGAACCTAAAACCGAAGCACGTACCTACACGCTACCAAAACAAGATTGGCTGAATCATTCTAAGCTATCCAATAAGATGGTGAAGTGGATTGAAGACGAAAGGGCTATTCATCAAAGTACGCTTATAGACCTTTGCATTACTGAAGAAATTTACTACCAACCGAAGCACAAAAAGGAAACCAACAACATAGTGTTCAATTATTTTGAAGGTGAGAAGTTAGTAAACAAGAAGTATAGAAGCGGTTCTAAGGCGTTTACTCAGTCAACGGGTGGTAAGTCTATCTTCTACAATATAAACTCAATCATAGGCGAAGAGAGGTGTTACATAGTTGAAGGTGAGTTTGATGTGTTGGCAATGCACGACCACGGAATCAAGAACGTTGTATCTGTACCAAATGGAGCGAACGACAACGATGAGTACTGGATTAACTCAGAGCCATACCTAAAGGACGTTAAGAAATTTATCATTGCAGTTGACAACGATGAGAAGGGTAACGAGCTAAAGGAACGAATCGCGCAAAGGTTAGGACGTTACAGATGTGAGTTCATCGAGTGGTCTGCTAAAGATGCTAACGGTGGTTTGATAGAGGGAACGATAGCAGAGGACATATCCAAAGCGCAACGGTTTCCAGTATCGGGCACTTTCAAAGTTGAGGATTTGTATGATGATATTCTAGGGCTTTACGACAACGGGCTACCATCTACCATTTACCCAAAGCATGAATCATTTGGTAACCTAAAGAATGTATTCTCCACAATGCGAGGGCACTTGATAACGGGTACGGGTATTCCTTCACACGGTAAAAGTAACTGGACGGAGTGGTATGTTCTTAACCTATGCAATGACCACGACATGAAGGCATCGTTCTTTAGCCCTGAACATTCGCCAATGGAGTTGCATCAAACTACTTTCATTCAGAAGGTCATAGGCAAAAACTTTTGGCGTGAAGTTGAGGGAGTGCCGAGGATAGACAAAGAAGACATTGCGCGGTACAAGGAATGGGCTAACGAAAAGGTTTACTTAACAGGTACGGAAAAGGCAGCAACGCCTAACTGGGATTGGTTACTCGAACGGTTTAAAGAACAGATGTTCACTTATGGAATAGACATCTTTGTTATTGATGCTTTTAATAAGGTCGAACTACCAGCAGGAAACAAGCTAGACTCAATCAACACGGTTCTAACTAAGCTAACCAACTTCGCTCAGGCTAATAACGTGATGGTGTTTTTAGTTGCACACCCGACCAAGATGAAGAAGAACGAGACAGGTGTTTACGAAAACCCTACGCTTTACGATGTATCGGGTAGTGCAGACTTTAGAAACCAAACGCATGACGGGTTTAGTGTTTACAGATACTTTGATGAACCAGCAACAGGTCAAGAGGCTTACACCACGTTCTATAATCTAAAGACTAAGTTTAGTTTCCAAGGTGAGATAGGCGCGTGTGTCGAATATGATTACCACCTGCCTTCAGGGCGTTACTATGAGCGCAACTCAGGATACCAGCCTTGGGACTTTACACGGAAAAGGATATTAGAGCCAGCAGAACCAACAGCAATGAAACCAAACACAACATTTGATTTAGAAGATTATGAAGAAGCATTTTAAAATGAAGAAACTAGATAGATTATTGACCGATGCGGCAAATGAAACCGAAACCCTGCTTAATAATCCGAGTAAATTAAACGCTGAAATATGTGAGGCGGCTAATGACTTAGCGCAAATTGAGTTGCAACGGTTAATACAAGAGTTAAAAGATAAGTAATGGCACAAATGAAAAATAAATGAAAATAAATTGCACGCGTATTAAGTAAATACTTATATTTACATAAACAAACACGGAAACGATATGAAAACCACAGCTAAAGAAACGATGACACTCACAGTAAAACAAATTAGAACGATTCTTTTTTATACCGATAAATACACGGTAATTGATGCAGACGAAAGAACTAACGAAGACTCAAGAAATCTACTTTACGGATTGAGCAACCAAGATGAATTATTTAACGTAATCGATAACGATTCTCACCTCTTAATATGGAAATGAAAGACATCAAACAAATCAAAAAGCATCTAGGTATCGGAAACGCTCAAATCTCAAAGGAGTTCGGGTATAAAACACCAGCTTGCTATGCGAACAGCTCAGCAAAGAAACGGCTTGAGAAAGGGATTGAGTATATTTTTAACGCTGTGCATGATAGCAAATGACCTATCTAATTGTGCTTATTGGGAGCAGGTCAAAGCTGAATTGAAAGCGATGTCGTAGCCTTGCACACAACGGTTTGGATATGGTGTGTGGCTTTTCGCAATGCATTATATACCGTGTTATGTGTAGTTAATTTTAAAATTATAATTATGAAATACATAAACTTTAACGATGATAAACTTCCGATTGGCAAAAGAAAGCAGGCTTATGTAAAATGGGCTGTAAGTCAAGGAACGAATATTATTGAAGCTAAAAGACAAGCAAATAAAAAATTTGGATTTGAAAAAAAGGCAGGAATATTTGCTATTGTAAAGGATTGGAGCGGTCGAATAGAGCAAAGGTCTTTTACTGGTACTCAAGAAATATTTGCAGGATACGATTTGCGTAAATATGAAAAGTGTAATTGGGCTGAAATATGGGATGATGCTGAAATGTTAAAAGTAAAAAAAGAGGCAAAAGAAAAAGGATGGGATGTTATTGAGGTGTCACTGTATTCTTAATTACACATAACGTTTAGTATAAGGTGCGTAGCTTTCATTAACACAATTTTAAGACGATGACACAACAAGAAAAAAACAGAACGATTGAGATACTGGAATTTTACGGGGCAATGATTGGTAACGACCAAGACGAATGCACCCACCTAATCAAAGAGGTTAGACAGTTCAAAGTGAAAGCACCTAAGATAATTGGCTACGAGTATTTTTGTGAACAACACGGTGACAAAGTATGGTCGGACGTTATGCAATACTCTGAACGCCTAGGTATTCCATTTGACTTGCTAGCAAACAATTCAAGGAA